ATGGGCTACTCCACAACTGACTTCATTCCTTGCGAGGTATGTCAAGCCCAAGCGCAAGACATCCACCACATCGAATCTCGTGGAATGGGTGGCAGCAAACTCGCAGATACTATTGAAAACCTAATGGCTCTATGCCGTAATTGCCATACAGAATATGGGGATAAGAAGCAGCACAAAGAGATGCTAACCGCAACACACGATCACCACCTATCAAAAAGGGTTATTTAGATACAACCGAAAATAACGGAACTTAACGGATATGAAAGATGACAAAGGCAGGTTCATAGCAGGCAACACAGGAAGGCCAAGCGGAACACCAAACAAGACCACCAATAAAATCAGAGAGGCATTCCAAACCCTCATCGAAGCCAACCTTGAGAATATGACCCTATGGCTCACGCAGGTGGCAGCAGATGACCCAAAGGGCGCACTTGACCTATTGAACAAGATGGCAGAGTATACGACTCCCAAACTCGCAAGGGTGGAGAACTCACACGAGGTATCGGATGAGCTAACGAAAATCAAGGTAGAGATTGTCCGAACTAAACCTAAAGAGTAGCGAACTCTTTGAAAAGAACTACACCGCACCAACTCGGATAGTAGTCAATCAAGGCGGTAGCCGTTCGGGTAAAACCTACTCGCTTTTGCAGATGCTCATCGTGATGGCGATGGAGGATAGAGGCAAGGTGTACTCAATCGTGCGCAAGTCCCTGCCGTCTCTGAAGATGACGGCCTATCGTGACTTCTTTGAGATTCTAAATGCCAACGGTCTCTATGATGAGGCACGGCATAATAAGAGCGACTACACCTACGAGCTGAACGGCAACCTCTTTGAGTTCATCAGCCTTGACCAACCGCAGAAAAAACGTGGAGCAAGACGAGACTACCTATTCTGCAACGAGGCCAACGAACTTACTTGGGAGGATTTCTTTCAGCTCTTGATTCGTACCACAGGCAAGATATGGGTTGACTACAACCCCTCTGACGCATTCCATTGGATATACGATAAGTTGCTGACAAGGGATGACGTTACCTACATCCAATCCACCTACCTTGATAACCCGTTCTTGGATGCCTCTATTGTTGAGGAGATAGAAAGGCTGCAACATACGGACAATGACTATTGGAGAATCTACGGACTCGGAGAACGTGGTATGAGCAGAGCCACCATCTTCCAATACGGGCAGGCAGAGATACCAACGGAGGCAACGCTCTTATGTCACGGGATGGACTTCGGCTACACCAACGACCCAACCGCACTTGTGGCAGTTTACAAGTCGGGTGACAATCTTTATGTGGATGAATTGATTTACCGCACGGGGATGACCAACCCCGACATCAGCAACGTACTTGCCTCTCTTGGCCTTGACAGACGCACGGAGGTATTTGCTGACTCTGCTGAACCCAAAAGCATCGAGGAGCTGCATCGTATGGGATGGAACGTGAAACCCACGCAGAAGGGCGCAGATAGCGTCATAGTGGGCATTGACGTACTGAAGCGACACAAGCTATTCGTAACCCCACGAAGCAGCAACCTAATCAAGGAACTTCAGAACTACAAATGGGTAGAAGATAAGAACGGCAACCTGCTCAACAAACCGATAGATGCATTCAACCACGCCATTGATGCGCTGCGCTATGCAACGTATAACAAGTTGAGCAGACCTAACTTTGGCAGGTATGCCATACGCTAAAACTAAAAGGTTATTTTAATACAATGGAACTAAAGGTAATTGTACCCACCGCCCTATCAGAGATCACGCTTGACCAATACCAACGCTTTGCGAGGCTTGAGGGCGATGAGGAGTTCTTGACCCACAAGATGCTTGAGATATTCTGCGGAGTGCCTCTTGCCAATCTTCCGAATGTACGCATCAAAGATGTGAGCCACATCAGCAAGCACATAAGTGCGATGATAAACGAGAAGCCAAGCCTCACGGCAACCTTCACGATGGGGGACACGAAGTACGGGTTTATCCCTGAACTTGACAATATCACCTATGGTGAGTTCGTTGACCTTGATGGATACCTGCAAGACGTGCAAGACCTGCACAAAGCAATGGCAGTATTGTATCGCCCTATCACGAGCGAGGTCAAGCATCGGTATCTAATAGAGCCATACGAGGGCGCAGGCAAGTACTCGGAGCAGATGAAGCAAGCCCCGATGAGTGTTGCTATGGGCGCAACGCTTTTTTTTTGGCATTTAGGGAACGAATTGTTGCAGGCTATGCTGACCTCTTTGGAGGCGAAGAATCAAACGAATACTCCAAGCAAGGACAATTCAGCAAGCAATGGGGATGGTATGCAACAATCTATCAACTTGCTAAAGGAGACATTAGGCAGTTTGCAGAAATTACACAACTTCAACTCCACGAGTGCCTACACTTCCTCACCTTTGAAAAGCAAAAGCAAGAAGTTGAAAACGACCTAATAAAAAAGTCAATAAAATGAGACAGTTCTACGACATCACCACCAAACTCAAGGACACCCTTGAGGCGAATAGCCAAGTCAACGTGGTAACCACAGGTGACATATTCGACATAGACCTAAACAAGCAGACCATCTTCCCTTTGTCGCACATCATTATCAACCAAGCAACATTCGAGGGACAGATAGTACGGATGAACGTGAGCATCGTTTGTATGGATTTAGTGGATGAGACAAAAGAGAATCCAAGATTGCAGGCAGAGCCGTTCTACGGCATCAGCAACGAGCAAAACATACTGAACACGCAGCTCGCAGTAATCAACGATGTGGTGACTGAATTACGCAGGGGTACTCTGTACACCGACCTTTATCAGTTGGATGGTACTGCTTCTTGCGTTCCGTTCAGCGAGAGGTTTGAGAACCTGCTTGCAGGATGGACTGCAACCTTTGATGTGCTGCTTGCAAACACCGAGATCAACGTCTGCTAAAATGGCACGGAAGGACTTGATACAAACGGTGCTTACAAAGTTTGCGGGGTATGTTATTCAGCAGGCCAAGTCCAACCTTACGCGGGGCAAACGCAATGCGAGCAAGAACCTATACAACTCTTTAAGCTACGATTTGCAAACGGGGGAAAATTCGTTCTCCTTGACGTTCTCAATGGATGACTATGGTGAGTACCAAGACAAGGGAGTAAGGGGCGCAAAAAGCACCTATGCAAGCGCACAGACCTCTCCCTACAAGTACACCAACAAGATGCCGCCTGCAAAGGCGTTCAGCCAATGGGCTATCAAGAAGGGATTGGATGGCGTACGAAATAAGAAGGGACAATTTGTAAAGAGGCAGAGCCTTCAGTTTGCCCTTGCTCGCAGCATCTACAACAAAGGAATCCCCGCGACCAAGTTCTTCAGCACTCCCTTTGGATTGGCATTTAAGAAACTACCTGCTGAATTGGTAGAGGCATTTCAATTAACAGAAGAAGACTTCAAAGCATTTACCACACAATGAGTGTACCTGTACTTTCCACCCCACTTAGCCTTGCAATGGCAAGAAGCCCGCAGTTTGTAACGGGCAAGAACAACGCACTTTCAAACGATTCGCTTGATGCGATGACTTTGGGAGTAGCCATTTATTCAGGCTTAAAATCAACATCCGTAACGAACAACTACAACCTGACCAAAAACTACTCAATCAACGAGGTAATCAATTTTGAAATCAGCGACCTTGTACGCTCGGAGTTCAACCACGACTTCAGCGTATGGAATGACATAGGCTACACGCAGAGCCCCCCTGCGGAGGTGTTGTGGGTTCGTCCTACGGGGAGTTGGACTTACTCGAACGCAGGAAGTGTACCTGAAACATTCCCTTTCGCAACAGGCGCAGGCTCCGCCTACATAACTACCGATGGATGGGCAACACGTGATAACATCGCCCCTGTTGCGGTATCGCAGTTGGTGCTTGCCACGAGCAGAGATAGGCAGGTGCTTATCGGTAACTACGAGTCCCTTGCGTTAAATAATAGCGTAGTCAATGACCTCGCAGAAATTGAGATTGTTTGGAACAATGGTGATGACGAGACCTTCTACACAAGTGCAGGTAACCCCGTGCCTCCCGACCCCTCAAGCAACAACTCGCAAGACCTTGTAATTTACGCAGGAGTCGGCCCTGCTAACCTTGAGAACAATCCCTACATAGACAATCTCATAAAGCCCTCTAATCACGAAGCAGGGGACTACTACGATGTCAACCTAAGGGATTCAGGAGGCGATACAATTACATCAGTACGCTACTATCTAATCTGCGAACCCAAGTACGACCCTGTGCAGGTGGCATTCATCAACCGATTTGGCGTTGCTGACTTCATTACGTTCTTCAAGCGCAGCGATGAGCGGGGTAACTTCACACAGGACTCCTACCAAAAGAGCATCTACAACGATGGCTTCACCACCCCTTCATTGGAGGTAGGCAAGTACCAATCCTTCAACGTGAACTCTCGCAACACCCTAACTCTAAACACAGGGTTCGTTGACCAAGACTACGATGAAACGATTGAGGACATTCTAATGAGTGAGTACGTTGCGGTCTATACCAATAGTAATTGGGTGAGTGCAGTTCCGAATCGTGGAACCATAGAATACCAAAAGAGTGTGAACACAAAGCTTATCAATTACACAATGTCCTTTGACTTCGGCTTTGATGAGCGCAGCTTGGTACGATGAACAAGGTTGATATTTACGTCAATGGCTTTCGCCTTGACATCTTTGATGATGAGGAGATAAGCATTAACCTGTCGGTTCAGAACGTGCAGGACATCAGTAAGGTGTTCACGGACTTCACGCAGGGGTTTACCATTCCTGCAAGCCCACGCAATAACGAGATACTTCAGCACTACTACAACGCTAATATCACAAGTTCTGTTATCACTACCGAAACAGGCGGTAGCCCCGTATGGAATAGCATTGGCATCACTTGGAATACCTTTAATACGGTTTGGAACGCAGGCGCAACAAGCACGAGCGTTGCCAATACTTTTGATGGCAGGTTAAGACAAGAAGCAAGAATTGAAATCAACTCTTTGCCATTCCGCACAGGCGTGATAGAGGTAGAGAACGTGCAGTTGAAAGGCACAGAGCCGTATGCGTACACGCTGACGTTTTATGGGGATGTGGTAACGCTTACTGATTTGTTTGGCGAGGACTATTTGTACGACCTTAACTTCAGCGACTACGACCACGAGTACACCGATGATGCGGTCTTTGAAAGGCTTACTACTGACAATTACGCTCCGTTATTTTATCCACTATGCAGTCCTGTTAAGAATTGGTTTTATCAAAGTTCAGGCTCGGGTGCTGACAATGAGAACAACATTGCTCACAAAGCAGGTGGTGGCAGTCAAGGGGAGCGTGGCATCCGTTATTTTGAGTTAAAGCCTGCTCTAAAGGTTACGGCTATCCTTGATGCTATGGAGCAGAAGTACGGAATCACGTTTACAGGAGCGTTCTTGAGTGCTACTCCGTTTGTTGATTTGTCGTTATGGCTACACAGGTTTGAGGGGTATCTATTTGCAGGGGGCAACGACATTGCTTATCAGTTAATAAATATGAACCGAAACACAGGAAGCGGTTCGCAGTTTAATTTAAGTACAGACACTTGGACTGTTGTAGATAGCAAGCAGTATGACTTGCAAATAACAATGAAAGACGTAAGCGAAAACTATGAGCTTTCTGTATTCCGTAATGGGATTTTTGATTTTTCTGTATTAGTTCCTGCCCACGCTGCATCTTCTGTAACTACAACAATGGCTGCCTTGTCTTTTGCCGCAGGCGATACGGTGCAGTTGTTTATTAGGCCGCAGACCCCTACGGCAATGACATACCAATGCACGGACTATTCGGGTATTGATAGCGATACGGCTTCTGTTAGTTTCTCGGTAGATCAAACCTTATCAGCAAGCTATTCCTTCAACGTGGTGGTTTCGGACATAATGCCCGAAATAAAGGTCAAGGAATTTTTAGCAGGGATTCTGAAGATGTACAATATGGTGATTGTGCCAACTACATCCACGAGCTTCTTGCTTCAGCCGTTGGAGGATTGGTACGCAGCAGGAACCGACCAAAACTATCAGACCTATCTTGACATCACGGAGTACGCAGTAAACCGCCCACCGCTATACAGGGAGATTGAATTTAAGTACCAAGAGACAGGGCAGATACTTGGATTCCAATACCTGCAAACAAATAACGTAGGCTTTGGTGATTTGAATAACACCTTTAGTTTTGATGGCGAGCAGTTTTTAATTGAAGTGCCGTTTGAGTGTCCGCTATTTGAAAGGCTGACTGACCTGCATACGGGTGGTCTGACAAACGTACTCGTTTACAAAAGCATCACAAGTGAGGCAAATGAGGATGGTATATTTAATCCATACTTGGGCGCACCCATTCTATTCTACGGATATTTTGATGATTACGATTTAACTGCAAACTCATTAACATTTGTAAACGCAGATGGTAGCCACGAACAAGTGAACATTGCTTGGTATGCTAATACGTCAAACCGCTATTCAAGTGCAGGAGCATCGAACACTATCACGTTTGGTGCAGACATAGACCCATACCATCTGCAATCGGTAAACCAAAGCCTCTACAACAACGAGTGGAGCGACTACATCACCGACCTGTATGCGAAAGCAAGAAGGGTGTACAACGTGGTTGCGGTGCTGCCCATCGGCAAAATCATAACGCTGAACCTTCAGAATGCAATCATTTGGAACAACACCAAGTACATCATAAACAACGTCAACCTAAATATGACCACAGGCAAAGCATCATTTGAACTCCTCAACGTAGTATGAAGACAGGATATTTAAGTTATTTAATTGAAATACTAAAC